TTTGCGACAGAACTGGCATCCATCTGTGACCTTGTGCAACCCGAAACGGTACGTGTTTTGTGGTGGGACACCATGGTGCATGGCGAACAAGTCTTCAAGCCCGAATCGTTTAACAACATTGCATCATTACTAAAACCATTAGGCGGTGGTGGTACTCACGTGGGGTCTGTTGCGACTTACATCAATGAGAAGAAACTTAACGCAGAGTGTGTGATTGTGTTCACCGATGGCTACGTCGAGCATGACATCGAGTGGAATATCGTTCCACCTACCCTGTGGATGATTACTCAGAACCGTGGCTTAGAAATTCCATGCGGTAAGAAAGTTATCTTTGAAAGGGAGTAAGCATGGGCGACGGCGGATATGCACGAATCAAACATGGGCTTGTAGAAGACTTGATAAAACGTCATGGAGAAGGAGCATACACGATAGCATTAGGAAGGATAGCAACACACGAAGGCGATGAGTTTAGTGTAAAGATTTGGAAAGACATACTAAACGATATAGATAAACACTTTAAAGGAGAAGGACAATGAAAGCATTGACGTGGGACAGACTTACCGACATTACTAAAACTCAAAAGCCATACCGAGGGACAACCAATCGGTTTCCCATTGGTGACAGACGACACAACACTAAAGACTTTGTAAGCGAAGAGCGTAACGGCGAGCAAGTGTATGTGGTGCGGTATGGTTATACCCATAAGCGTAATGAGCATACGAAAGAAGAGTGGCAAGCCAACCAAGGCACTATTCACGAGAGAGAAGACTGGGAAGGAAACACCGTCTATGAAAGTTATAGTTCAGTTCCTAGTGAGTTGGGCATAGTGCGTTCAGACAATACGTTTGAATTTACTGCTAAATATTACGGACAGGGCGACAACATGATTATGTCTAACTGGGCGAGTGGGTGGTTTCTTAGGAGTTCACGTCATGGTGGAATGATATATAAGTCAAACTACGTGAGTTCAATCTTTCATCCAATCTTTAAAGGTATGAGACTTAACTGCGAGACGATGATGCCCCATGAGAGTAGCGTTTACAAAGTTGTTGGCAAGCGTGTTAGTCGTAAGGATGCCAAGTACTTTCTTAGCCGATACACAGACTTCTACAAAATCAACGAAGTCATGCTCAAGGCGATGGACTGGAAAGGCTACATGGAAGCGATGGCTGATGTATTAAAGTCATTGGGCATAACAACAGAAAATTGGTCTTTGCATAGCGCAGAGCAAGAGAAACTTATTAAGTTTGCCGAGGAGAATCTAAATACTGCATCACTAGATGCTGGCATTGCGTACGCACTTGCGTACGACGTTCAGAGTTTGTATTCAAAACATCGTGCGTTCGCTGAACCCAATGGCAGTAGTTACAGGCGAGAGGTGGAGTTAGACGTAGTGTTCAGTAATCTCAAACGTAAGCTGAACAAGGAGTTGTACAAGAGTAATCCATCAGTTATGAAACTCACAGAGTATGTACCTAACGAAGCATACCCTCCAAGTGAGTGGGGCGTGGATGTGTTTGTCAATGGCAAAGAAGTAGAACAACTATAAGGAGAAGTAATATGAAACTCATATACGAAGGATTTGAAAGTGAGCATCTCGAGCATCTTATTAATGACTCGTCAGCTAAAAGACTCATACAGGAACTAAACTTTAAGTATGGTCTGAAGGTTGTAGACAAAGTTGATCCTCATGCTCTAAGCCGTAGTAGTCCTACTAGCTTTTTACTCGCTGAATCTAGCGGTTTCATGGTGGCAAAGGTGTGGGTAGACAAGGAAGATGGGCATGACGTGTATAACTATCGCTCGCCTTTCTACAAGAAAGAGCGTGGCTCTGACTCTGCTGACCGAGAGACTTTGCATAGTAAAAAACTCTCAACGCTGATGGCTACACTTAAGCGACAAAATGTCGTTCCACCCATCGGTGGAACACTAATGACAGTCTGTAAAGAATCTTTTAATGCTGGTATTAATCAGATGGACTCTCATCATGGTCGAGATTGGAAGCAAACTAATTTTTCTGCCGACGAAATTCATACAATGCTCAAGGTAATCTTACTAGGGGAAAGTCCTAGTAATTTAAATCTAAATAATTGTAAAGAAGTACTTGACAAATGGAATGGGCAAGATAGAATCAAGGTAGAGAAGCGAAAAGATATTGAAAGATTTTTCCTCAATGAGTTCTATGCAATCGGTGCAGATAAGTTAAATCATTTAGTTATAGGTTCAGTTAAAGCGATGCCAAGACAAGGTCACGACGAGTATTACTTCCATGAAGTCAAGCCGTTCAAGCGTGTAAAGGAATTGCCTGACGAGTTCAAGGCAGTCATGCTTATGAACAAGGTTCATGCAGAGGGTAAGAATGTTACCGAGTTCTACGCAAATATCGTTCCAGCCAAGAGTGGATACAACCCTGACCTTGACCTGATAAATATTTCTACTCGCCCAGTAAATGAGTTCAACCTACATTGGACATTGATTCCATGCTCAGGGATTTAAGCCCAGTAGTTCACCAGTATGACTTCAACCTCTATCGTGTCCCTTTGCATAGGGAAGGAAACTCCTACACCATATATGTTGGTGATGACTTTAATCGGGTATTTGATGAACACACATTGCCTGATGAAGTTAAGACCAAGATGGCGATGGTGCTGGCAAATGCGAAGCAGATTGTAAGCGACCATGACGTAACTAAATTACATCTGATGACTACGACAGTTGATAGTAATTTCAGAGATATAGGATGGCGAGCAAGTGACAGTTGGTTTTGCATCATCCTCTCCTATAAATCTTTAATGGCATTGCGTGGTGAATAAAGAAGAAAGACTTTATTGGGGTAGGTTTTGGAAGAGACAGACTACCCTTCAACAACAAGAACAGGAAGAAATTGATATGGCGATGACACCCGAAGGAAAAGTTAAAGACGTAGTTAAGAAATATCTTAAAGAAAAAGGAATCTATTACATCATGCCAGCCACAGGTGGATACGGAAGTAGCGGTGCGCCTGACATTGTCGTGTGTCACAAAGGAAAGTTCTACGGCTTAGAGATTAAGTCGGGTGCTAACAAACCTACGGCATTGCAAATGGATAACCTTGATCGGATTGAAAAGAATGGTGGCTATGCTTTTGTCATCAATGAATCTAATGTTAATCAATATATGGAGGTGCATTTCTCATGAGAGCAAAGAAAGAGTTTGAAGACTGGATTGAAGACGAGAAGTTTATAACTTCTGATGGCGGACTTGAGGAGGCTTATACAACTGGTTTCAATCGGGCGATTGAGTTAATGGAAGAATTTTTAAAGGACAAACAAGATGAATGAGCAAGACCTAAGAGATTGTTTTGCCATGTTTGCATTAATGGGCTTAATTCAACAAAACGAACTTCTTATTAACGATGTAGCAAAAGTGGCATATACCTACGCAGATGCAATGCTTAAGGCTCGCAACGCTAAAGATGAAACAGGAATTGTCGCAGTAAAACGTAGTTCAACTAAAAAGGAGAAGTAAATGAAGAAGTTAACCAAAGCCACCAAAGTGTTACGCTATATCCGTAGTCATCCAAAGGCTCTTGCAAGTGAAGTAGCTAAAGCCGTTGGAGTGAGTATCAATACTGTGTATCAAACTAAATACAATGCTAAGAAGAAAGCTAAGTCATTACCAATGACGGCTCTTGCACCAGTAAATAGAGTTCCACCCCAGCGTGGAAAGCTAAGGATGCAAGGTGTTGATAACGTCAACCACCCTCCACACTACAAGGCGGGCGGGATTGAGACTATTGATTTCATCGAGGCAAAGTCTCTTAACTATAACCTTGGCAATGTAGTCAAGTACATCACACGTGCTGACCACAAAGGAAGTAAGTTAGAAGATTTGCAGAAGGCGCAATGGTATCTCGCTAGAGAACTTAATAATCTAAGCAAGTAACCCCTAGGGAGTCGGGCTTATGCTCTGCTCCCTATTTTTGTATCTATTGAATTTGTTATTTAAGGATTTAAGTGAAGACCATCAAAATAAAAAAAGACGGTAAAACATTTCACCAATTTATAGTGACCGATGTTCAATTAGAGTTAGCTAAGAAGCTTGGTATAGATGAAAAAGATTACTTAGTAGAGTTAGCAAAAGTTGAGCTAGACGAGAGAAAAGAAAAAGATAGCGAATGAACCTCATTACTCTAGACTTTGAGACTTACTACGCTCAAGACTACTCACTAACTAAGCTAACAACTGAGGAATACATCAGGGACAAACGCTTTGAAGTGATTGGTGTTGGTGTCAAGGTTGGCGAGGGCATCACTGAATGGTTCTCTGGCTCACACCTTGACATCCAAAAATACCTTTCCACGTACCCGTGGAACGATTCTGCTCTCCTTTGTCATAACACGATGTTTGATGGTGCAATCCTTGCATGGCGATTTGGCATTAAACCCAAGTTATATCTCGATACGCTTTGCATGGGTAGGGCGACCAATGGTGTGGATGTCGGAGGCTCTTTAGCGTACCTATCTGAGCGTTATAACTTAGGCAAGAAGGGTACAGAGGTCGTTGACGCTAAAGGCAAACAGATAACTGGTTTCTCAAATAGCGAGCTTGCGCAATACGGCGAATACTGTAAGAACGATGTGGAGCTAACTTTTAAGCTCTTCCAAGTATTGTCGAGTGCGTTCCCAGCAGACGAATTACAACTGATAGATTTAACTTTGCGGATGTTTATTAATCCTGTGCTGGAAGTAGACGATGCTCTTTTGGTTGACCGACTGGAAGAACTAAAACATGAGAAGTTACAGTTATTGGGGACGCTTAAAGAAAAGCTTGAATGCGAAGACGAAGAGTCAGTACGTAAGAAGTTAGCTAGTAATAAACAATTTGCTCAAGTGCTAGAGGATTTTGGTGTTGAAGTGCCAATGAAGGAAAGCAAGACTACTGGCAAGCTAACCTATGCGTTGGCAAAGAACGACACAGGGTTCATTGCACTAACTGAACACGAAGACCCGTTTATCCAACAACTCGCCGCCGTGCGTTTGGGGACTAAATCAACTATTGAGGAGAGTCGCATTGAACGTTTCATTGACGTTGGAGCAAGAAACAAAGGACGATTACCAATCCCCCTTAAATACTATGGAGCGCATACGGGTCGTTGGGCAGGGTCGGATAAGGTCAATTTCCAAAACCTTCCGAGCCGTGACAAAAAGAAAAAAGCCCTTAAGAATGCGGTTGTTGCGCCCGAAGGTTACATGGTTATCAACTGCGATTCGTCTCAAATTGAAGCACGTGTACTTGCGTGGCTTTCGGGTCAGGAAGACTTGGTTAAAGAGTTTGCCAACGGGGACGATGTTTACTCCATTTTTGCGTCGAAGATATATGACATTGAAATCACAAAAAAGAATCCCGTTGAAAGGTTCGTGGGTAAGACCTGCATCCTCGGACTGGGATATGGTACTGGGTCGTTAAAGTTACAGCACACACTAAAGACTAGCCCGCCTGGCGCTGACCTCACTAAAGATAAGTGTGACGAGATAGTTAAATTGTACAGAGACACCAACGATATGATTGTTAAGCTTTGGAGAGAAGGCGACAAAGCTCTAAAGGCTATGGCTGACTGGCAACCGACTAGCAAGTCTTTCTACTATGGCAAGCATAAGTGCGTGGCTGTTACCAAGGAAGGCTTTAAATTGCCAAACGGGTTGTACATCCGCTACCCCGACCTAAAACTCAACACTGATGAAACTAAAAGCGGATACGAATACAAGTCACGCAAAGGCCCCGTGTCTCTATGGGGCGGGTCTATTGTGGAAAACGTAGTTCAAGCTCTTGCACGGATCATCGTGGGCGAGCAGATGTTAAAACTCACTGAGCGCTATCGCCCTGTGCTAACCGTACATGATGCGGCGGTGTGCGTAGTTCCCGAAGATGAAGTAAACGAGGCTTGTGCATGGATTGTCGAGGTCATGTCAACACCACCAGACTGGGCTAAAGGATTGCCTGTGGCATGTGAAGCTCAAGTTGGTAAAAACTATGGGGAGATGGAAGAATGGAAATGAAAGCGTTTGTTTTCTGCATTGGCCTGCTGTGTTCGAGCGCTAATGCTCAAGAAATGGCTATCAATGCTATGCCACTAGACAACCCAACAGGCTCGACTTGCAAGTTGGTTATGTCTGAGTACCGTGCTGGGTCAGTTGTTATGTATACAGGCAAGTGCGGTTGGAACGGTTTATATGGCATTGCTGGATATATACAGGCATGGAATCACAGTAATCACATCAAGATTGTTAGAGGTATGTTTAATAATGGCAAGGCAAATTCGTGGACAAAGGTTACTTACATTAACAAGATTAACAAAACTATTGAAACTTATGAGGAGGATGAGTGGTTAACAAACAATAGAAAAACCCATAACTTTGATGATATGGAAGCGGATGCTCGCCAAGCAGGGCTAATATTAAATTTTAATAAGGCATCATCGTTGTTTAAGTTTGCAAATTACATTGACGTTCGTGAATAAGGAGAAGTAAATGAAAAAACTAATAGTAGTCTTAACCGTATTGCTAGGAGCTTGTGCAAGCAAAAAGCCTGAGTCAATAGTATTTACACCCCCACTTAATGTTCAGAATATACCTATCACTAATACAACTAACATACCAGCCGTAGCTTATGTTTATGAGACAGAGGTTACAGCTATGAGTAGGACTCAAGTGGTAGAGGCTACTCGCTTATGCGAAGACTCAGGATTAAGAGCTTCACCTACTTTTGCTCGTCGTAGAATTACAGGTCAGACTTCTGATGTAGTAGTCGACATACAATGCTTACCGAAGTACAGATAACTAAAAGGAAATTAAATGTTAGAACTAGATGAAATACAAGCACCAAAGCCCGTCAAATTATTTGTAGCTACACCGATGTATGGCGGGCTATGCACAGGTGGTTACACCATGGGTATCTTAGAGTGTGTGCAGACGTTTATGCCGCACAAAATTCAAATGTACTACTCGTACATGATGAATGAATCTTTAATTACTCGTGCCCGTAATGGCATGGCATATGACTTTTTACAATCAGACGCAAGTCACCTAATGTTTATTGATGCGGACATTAGTTTTAATCCAATAGATATTGTAC